TTTGATTAGATAATCTAGCAGATTCAACATCACGACTTGGAGCAAGTAAAGCCTGTTGTTTAGTCATGTAATCAGCCGCAACCTCATCAGGAGATTGACCAATATATTGATTGGCTAAATTAAGAGCATTTGTTCCTGCTGTTTGAAATGGGGAAAACATACTAGGTGCATTTTCAGCACCAGTTAATGCACTACCTTGCAATGCCATCAATCTATCTTGATAGGCTTTTAGTTCAGGGGATACATTGTATCCAGCACCTGTTACATAACCTTCAGGACTCATTTGAAAATTAGAAGTGCCAAACCTTGTTGTAGTCCCAACGGGTCTAAACTTGGCGGCTTCTGCGGCAGTATTAGCCGCATCTCTTTGTGCTTGGGCTTGTATATTGGCGGCTGATTGAGCAGATTTTCCCTGCATATATCCACCAAGTAAACCAGCACCCCCCATTATTGCCGCACCTGTTATAAATGCCATAATTATTCTCCTTGAATCAAAACTTCATCCACTTTAGACGGGTCTTTCTCGTCTGTGGCATGAATACAAAACCAAACACAATCAGTAACCGCTTTAATCCCATGATGAGTTCCTGCCTCAATATTTATACAAGCAGGAGCATCGTAAATCTTAATATCACCATCATTGACCACTACAACCTTACCCTTGGCAAGTATCCCAAAATGGGAATATGTATGCTTGTGTTGCATAAGCATAGTTCCCGCAGGAATACTCGCTTCCTTGGCATACAGTCCATCAGAAAAATGGTGGGTGATGTAGTCGGGGAGGTTCATAATCAAACAGTTCTTTGCCACATATAAACTACTACATACGGAGGTAAGTTTGCATTTGTTCCTGAAACACCACCTGTCGCAGATGCAACACTTGTAGCAACTGTAATTCCTGTACTTGCATATTCAGTTGTAGTATTACTAGCATTGCCACTATTAGCACCACCACCAGCAAACTGAGCAAATGCCGCAGTTGATAAATAATAAGCATTATGTCTGTGTGTTGGGTCTGTAACAGTAGATGTTGCAGTATGGGTGTGGCTTACTACAACAGCATCAGCACTACCGCCAGTATTACCAGCCGTATAACCGCCACCATTGCCAATGATAGTTCTACCAGCACCAAATGCTGTCCAAGTTCCAAAACCTAACAAAGTTGCAGGATTAGTTGCAACAGTTGCCGTGTAAATAGAACCAATAGGAAATAAGACTTGAGCAACAGATTGAACAAAAGCAGTTGTTGCAATAGCAGTTGTACTATTACTAGAAGATTGAGTTACAGCAATAGTGCCAGTTGGTAATGTTGGAGTTCCTGTAAAAGTAGGACTATCTTTATCAGCCTTAGTTCCAACAGCAGTAGCAATTGCGTTAAATTCAGTATCTATTTCAGTACCTTTAACAATTTTTAAAGCGTTTCCTGAAGCAAGATTATCTTTACTTGCAAAGTTAGTGCTTTTTACATAATCTGACATAATTTCCCCTTAAACAATTTTTCCGTTTTTGGCATGGATTTCAATTTTCTGAATACTCAATGAAGCAGAGTTTATATCTGCCTCATAACCTGTTTGAACAACTTTACCTGAACCTGTTGGATAAGCATTTAGAGTTTGCAAAGAAACACCACCTGAATATTCATTTGATTTGGCAGGCTGTGCATGAACTGCTGTATGCACTCCACTTCCTGCTGTTGTCGTATTTATTGCCGCACCACCTGAAGTTAAAGATAATCTGCAAGTATTTGTTGAAACACTTACACAATAATAAGTTGTTAATGTACTTAACCCACTTGGCAAAGTTCCCGTTGTAGTTAAAGTTATAGTATTGTTTGATGTGAAATAAGACCCATCAGTAGAAGTTACAACAGCAGGACTAGCATTTGTAATAGTTACAACCTGTCCTGTGGTTAAATTATATTCAGCAGTTCCATACTCACAAATACCTTGTGTAGGTATTAACGTGTTATATGAATAATAATTATTAGTAAAATCATAACCCCACTTCATAGTGACATATTGATTTGTTCCTCCAATAACAACAGTTTTTAATCGTTTTAAAACAGATGTTACTGATGGCGCACCAAGGTCTGTGTGATTTGTGTAATATTGGAATCGGTAAGTAGATGCGTTATCCAAATAACCACTATAAGTTGCTAAATACCCACCTTTACCAATGTAAACAGTTCCATCAATCTTTACCGCTAAACTGTATGGTTCAATAGAATCCCATGTAGTTACCCTAGCAGAACCATCTTGTAATTGTTGACGCATATCAAAACAATAGACAACCTTAAGTACAGGCAATGTAAGCAAATAGAAAGCATCTTTTTGAGAATAAATAGATTTAATTGTAGAAGAAACTTCACCAAATATGGAACTAATCAAATCATTACGAACATTCTTAGATAAATCTCTCAATGGAGCAGATTTTTCTTGGACAGTCCTAAGAACACTTCTAACACCAGTAGCAGATAAAAAGATAATATCTGTTCCTGTATATGCCACAGAATCCCTAGCAAAACAACCAATGCCTGTAATTACATCAGCCAATACCATTGTGGATGGAGTAGTAGCCCCCGAATAAATCAAAATATTGCTTTTGCCAAAGATGTACAAGAAACCATTGTGAGCACCCAAAGCAATGATATTGTCACCACCTTTAGGCCATACAGATGTGGTGTCTAAAGTGCCAGCCGTTCCAGTATTCCATTTGTTTGGCAACTTAGTATCGCACCATTGAACAGTTACCTTGTCTGCCGCTACATCAGCACTCCAAAGCCTTCCATACGCACTTATGACAGTATTTCCTAACTGGGCAGTACCTGCGTATGCCGCTAACTCAGAAACCCGTCTATAAGCCGTTGTAGATAGGCTTGGGTCAAACACAAGTGGGTCATATCCTGTTTGGTACAAAAACATTGCACCATTCAAGTTAGCCATCTGCCAATTACTTGCGGTAATGGTTGGGGCAGTACCCCCTCCCCCATAGGTCAAAGTAGTAATTGTTGAACTAGACAATTTGTATAACTTATTGTTGCCAGCCATGATGGTGTATGAAGTTCCATCATTTGTAATCAACTCGCCAATAGCAGTAATGTTGTTTGTGCTTAAATCTGTGTTTAATGCAGAGTTAACTTTTGTCCAACCTTTTCTAGCACCTACACGACCATATTGGTCAATGACACAATTCACCGCAGTTAAAGCAAATCCACTCGCTAAATCTAAAGACGAGTCTTGGGTGTTCAACCCATAAAAGCCAGGGGCTGTGATGGAAAATGTTTGTATCTGTTGAGCCATTACACAGCCGTAAACGCATCGTTTTCAGGGGAGCGAGCCAACTCTAAAGCAATTAAGTCAGAGAGTGACGCTTTGTATATTCCATAGGCTTCTGAACTGTTTAAACCACCATCCTCGCCACGCTCAACTAATGCCCTAGCATAAGCACCCAAAATAATAGGTTCTTTTGACAATAGAGTAGTATCCGCATCTGCTGAAAAGTCATTTTCAGGAACAATAAGGCTAAATCTAATGTTATCTGCTGAATTAGGAATAGGCCAAAAACTAACCTTTAAATCACCATTGGTGTCTACTGTGCCAAATGTGTAATTTTGTGGTTGTCCTGTCTGTGGACTTACAGTTGTATAGTAATAGTTGTTATATTGCTGATGACTTAATGGTGTGAGTTCGTAATAATTAGTTGTATTTATAACATTAACAGTTTTAAACCTAACACCCGCACCTGTAATGCTGTAACCACCTGATACATTGGCAGTCAAAGCAACTGTAATTCCTATATTAAACGCATCCCAATCGTAAGCATCTGCAACACTACGCTTAGTATCATTGACAAACTTGCCAACTAAAGCAGATAAAGTATTTTCAGCAACAGCAGTAACAATAGGTTCACGCAAACGAACCATTACATCGTTAACAATACTTAAATAAGTAGGTAATGCCATGACTACTTCCCTTTATTCCTTGAGGAAATCGCTTTCGCTTTTGCCTTTGCGTCAGCCTTGGAATTTGCACCCCATGCCTTCAACGAAAGAAGCAGTCTTGTTGGTTCTCCATCCTTGTACTCTGCACCAGCCATATTGCCCATGCGAGCCAAGAAACTTGCTCTGCGAGGGTTATCCCCCGATTTTACTGGTGCTTTCAAGTTGCCACCAGTTTCAGCATTATAAGATGCTCTGCCTTTAGAGTTCAACCCCCCTTTGGCATTTTTTCCTTCGGAGCGTTGCCAAGCAGGAGTTTTCATCTTACTTTCCTTTTTTTGGTTTCTTCATGCCAGCCTCAGACATAGCAATAGCCACCGCTTGTTTCTGAGATTTAACAACTTTCCCACCCTTACCTGAATGTAGAGTTCCCTCTTTCCATTCGTGCATAACTTTACCAACTTTAGCCATTTTCTTTGTTGCCATGATTACTCCTTAGACTAGTTCTGTAACTGAAACAGTTGAAGTAGTAATTGTTGCATCTTTGATAAAAGCAATCTTTTGAGCAGGATTCACTCGTACTATTTCAACACAATTAGGTGGAATCATTGCTGATGTTGTAATACTTGCAGTTGGGCTAGTGCCAATTGCATAATGGCAATGACCTTGACCACAAGCAATGCGAATCATAGTAGTTGTAGCACCAAAAGCCGTCATTTGAACGCTTGAGGTTGTGACTGTTGCAACTTGGGTTGTACCATTACTAGCAACTCCAAAAGCCACTTGGTTGGGGTCTAGTTGAAATGTTGACATTATTTGCTCCTTGAAGATTTCTTCATCATGTTAGTTGCTGTGCGTTGACCACGCATAGGCATAGCCTTTGGCTTACCAACTGCCACCATAATGGCAATAGGAACACTTTTTTTAGCGTCTTTTTTACTGTCTTTTTTTGGTTTTCCGTACATCATTTTGTATCCTTTTTGATAGAACCGCCTGATTTCCATGCGTCACAGGTTCTTAGTGCCGCACAGGTGAAATGAAATAACTCGCAAAATCCAAGGTCTGCCGCATCAATGAACTGTTGGTCATAGTCCAACTCATTAGGGCTAGACTTACCTTTCTCTAGTCCTGACTTGATGCACTCCATCATCTTGGGAGTTTGGATAAATGCGGCACAGTTACCACAACGCATAGTTTTCACTACTTCAGTAGGTGCGTTATACATCTTGGCTTTTTTCAACCAAAACGCTTCATTGGGTTCAAGTGGGTTTGGCGCACCATATCCATACTCTTTAAAAGCATGATTTCTGTTTTTCAGATTTACATGAATATCTTGAGTAGGCAAGGGACAAACTGTGCCTGATAGCAATCCTTCTTTCACTTTAGCCACCTAGCGGCAAAAAAACTTAGGATTCCCGACAAGGTAGACACAACTGCCATACCCATCCAAAAACCACCTTTAGACTGGTTAATCATCTCAAGCATCAACTTAACGTCAACACTTAGTTGAGCAACCTGTATCTGTAAAGACTCTACTTGAGCCTCTAACTTGCCAAAGTCTCTAGCGTCAATATCAGACATTCTGAACCTTTCGAGGTCTACCCATTTTCTTAAATTGTGGTATGGGAGGATTAAATTTTACTTCACTTAAAGGTTCTTCTTTTGCATCATCTAACCGAATGTAGTTAGGATGATTTCTCATGGAATCAATGTCATGTTGAAGATTGAAGGTAATAACAGTACCTGTTGTCGTATCTTGAAACTGAGCCATAAAAACCTTTAAATGAAGAAAAGGGGGTTTGTGACCCCCTCCCCCTGTTAGACGATTAAACGCCCAACGACTACACGAATCTTAGCTGATGCTAAATCAACAGTAGAGCCACTTTCGTTTTGTACACGCAAAGAAACTACACTAGCCGCAGAGACATAACCTGTAACAGTTAAACCTGCTTCATCGACTGCGAAAGAACATCCTAAAACCATGTCACCCAATGCAACCCCAGGTACTGCGATAGT